TACTCCCGCATCGACACAGTCAGTGCCTTGCTGGACAAAGTGACCGAGTCAACGTCGATGTTCTCCAGCAGCGGGGTGGTCTGCTCCGCGATGTCCTCAACGAACGAGAACCGGACACTGCCACCGCGATGCGTGGTGTTCGACGCCCGCACCGTAGCGAACTGGTCAAAGATCAGTTCCGGGCGAAGCGACGGATAAACAGCAAGGTCGTACGCCTTGGTGACGAACTGCCCGCCGAGAGTGATGTCAACGACCGGAGCCGGTGCGTTGATCGAGAGAGGACCAGCAGCGGTGACGATCTCCCCAGGGGAGAACATCGGGCTGGTCGCTGGACCGTTCTGGTTGGAACCCGGGGTTCCGGTGCCTGCTGGCATTGGATTCTTCCTTTACATTTCTGTGCCGATAGGTATGCCGTACTGACGGGCAACCTCCAACATTGACTCCATGCCGCCCTCCTCCATCGCCTGCTGCATCGCTGCAAGAGCTGACGCTTCGCCTGTGTCCTGCGCTACCGCGCCCGCAGACGCCTGCATCACCCTCGCCTGAGCGCCACCATCAGATGGTGGTTCCTGCGGCTGCTGTGACGCGAGAAACCCACCTTCAAGAGCAGCGGCCCTGACCGCATCAGCAGTCATCTCACCGTCATAACCCTTGACGAAATAACGCATCTTCGGGTCACTCGGGTCGATCCCTGCCTTAGCGAACGCCAGTTCACGCCGCATCTCAGCGAGTTCCTGCTCCAGTTTCTTCTTGCTGTTCGCTGCGCGGCGTAGCGACTTAATGTCTCCACTGTCACCTTCGCCGTCGTCGGCTTCCTGGATGAGGTCGTCATCTGTGTAGTTGTCGGACATTGCCCTTCCCTTTCCTTAAACACGCGCCACCGGGAGTAGCGGCACGGAGGTATCAAATGCCACACCCGAATAGGCATGGCTCGTTACATGAATGGCGCTACACGCAACCCAGGAGCCTGACTGGGGCGGAAACGGTGAGGAGCAGCGCACCCGCTTCGCAGCAGGGCCGAACCACACCCACCAGCACTATACACCCAAACAGGCTAGTTACAAGCAACTAGTTCAAAATGACTACACCGCTGCGGTACCCAAAGCAACCCGGCCCTCACCGGTAGCAAACCCGCCGCCGCCTTGGAACCGTGCCGCCCTCGACTGTCGAGTCCGCTCAATCCGCTGCTGCGCCGCCTGATCCTGACCCAACGTCCCAGCGATCAACTCACCCTGAGTCACCGTCTCGCCCCGGCCAGCGGTCAACTCGCGGGCAGCAGCGACCTCACCAAACCCGGTACGGGCCTGCTCCTGCGTAATACCCAGCCCTTGCAGGTTTTCAGCTCCGTACACGTCCAAACCGATGCCCTGCGCTGCCGCCTCCCTACCGATCAACGCCGACGCATACCGCTTCTCCAGCAGCGGCGTCGCCACATCCGGGTCAAGGAAATACGCCGTCAGACCGCCCTGGTCAATGCCGTAATACTGCTGGAACTGCTGCTTCAACTCAGTTGGTGCCTGGATCGACGCCGACGACGCCAGCAGAACCCGATCATTCAACTCAGTTGCAGACACCTCGTTCGTCAACAGTTTCGTCACGTTGCCCATCAACATGCCTGTCGGAAGCCCGTAGCGGCGCTCCAAACCGCTAGCAGTCTGCTCATAGTTGATGTACTCCGCTTCGCTGATCGCCCTGCCCTTCTGCGCCAAAGCCTCCATAGCAGGAAAACGTGTCTTGTACTCCGGTGTCGTACGGATCAACACCATCACCGTGTCAGCGTCATAGCCCTGCTGGATATAGCTGACGATGGTGTTGTACAAGCCGGATAGGCCGTACTGGTTGAGGAGTGATTGGACGACAGCGATGGCGTTCTGCTGCCGCTGCCGCTCCATCGCGGCGTAGTAATCCCGCATATAACCATCATCGCTAGATGTGGTTTCGGTTGTCGTTGAAGTGTCAGGAGTAGGCGTTGGACGCTCAGGCCGAGCCGAAACGGGAGCCTTACCTCTACCCTGCCCTGGCCTAATGTTTTGACCAGGGCGAGGTGCAGGAACAGTAGGTTTTGTTTTTGCCGCGCCGGTCATTGGCGCGGAAACAGGACGAGCCGTGGGAGCGGGACGAGCCGCAGGAGCAGCGGGAGCAGGCACGGGCCGCATCGGCGTACCCCGGTTAGCGGGAGGAGCAGCAGGCTTAGACCCGCCACCAGTAGCCTTACCGGGCTGGATCTTCGCCATGTCAGCCCCTCAACCCAAACATCTTCATCACCGCATCAGCCACCCCAGTAACCTCATTCTGAGCAAAGTTCGTGTTCATCCAACGAGGATCCTTCCGCAACTGCATCTGAAACTCCCACAACGGCGTCGGATTCCCATCCTGCCCAGTCAACGCCCGAGAAATAAACGGGTCATCCAACCTCACCGACCCCGAAGGCAACTCCAGCGTGTCCTCCATCATGTTCAAATACGGCGACGCCAACTCATACATGTTCCGCCCAGCACGGATCTGCTCACCCCACTGACCCCACCTCGACGCTGCCTGCTCCCGCACCTTCCGCAACGCATCATCCTCAGTGGACAAACCACCAATCACAGACTTCGCCTCAGACTCATACCAAGAATCACTGAACCGGATCCCGTTCGCGTTCGCTATCTCCCGCAACCGATCCACCAACGTCCCAGCCATCCCCCGAAACTGCCCACCCCGCTCATCCGGCAGGAAAGAAATATCTTGAGACAACGCCTCATCCAGCATGCCCTGACGGGCCGCTTCACCCCAACCCTCATACAGGAACCTGCGAGACAACGCATCCAACTCAGGGCCAGTCAGATCCGCACCGATGTCCAGCGCCCGCTTCTTCACCTGGTTCTTCGCGTTCTGCAACGCCGTCTGCCAGTCAGCACCCCCGACCATCTCCTGCGCCCACGCATTCCGCGCATACACGTCATTCGTGCGATACCAGTTCGTTGACTGAACCCGCGCAGCAAACGCATCAGGAGTCAACCCACCAGCCCGGAACGCCTCCTCAAACAAGTCCCGCAACTCCGGCACCGAATAGATCACATTCAACGCAAACCCGTACTCGCGAGCCAACTCCTCACGACTCAACTGATCCCGCGGAATCACCGCACCTTGCGCCACCTGACCCCGACGCTGCCCCCTGCCCGTCCGAGCGGGCGCTGACTGCATGCTCACTGAACCACCGGCCTCAAAGCGTTAATGAACGCATCCAAATACGTTGTCGCTGCCTGAAACTCAGCTGCGCCTTCCATGCCCTGAGCGTAATCCTCAGCGAACGTAGACGGGTTAAACCCGCCAGTTGTCACCGAAGTGGTCGCCCCACCACCAGACGTAGTGCGGGTAACCGTTGGGTTGCGTTGCTCCTGAACATTCAACGCCCTCAAAAACTGTTGCTGCTCATCAGTCGTCGCCCGCCTACCCAGGTAACTCTCCAAAGCGTTGTCGATCAACGCCCGAGCGCCCTGCGGGTCCGTCAACCGGATCTGCCTCGACGTAGACGACCCACCACCGCCACCTCCACCACGAGCGGCTTCCTGCGCAGCGCCCTGCCCAACAACAATGTCAAACACGTCAGGGACAGCAAGCAGCCTGTTCTGCGCATACAGCGCAAAGTTTGCGCCGTTCAGCGCCTGATCCCAGTAGTACTGCAGTTTGCCGTTCGTCCAGTTGCCCTTACCGAACGCTGCATCCATCCGGTCCGTCAACTTCTTACGAGTCGCATCCGGCAGCAGCGGCCACGCATTCCGGGCTCGCGACTTATCGACAAAATCCTGCTGCTTCGTCTTTGAGTTGTACCCCCAATACACAAGATCACCTGATGTAGCGACAGCCTGCGCACCAGGCGCCATCCCAGGGATCGCTGCAGGAGCATTCGGAGAAAAACTGGAATCCATCCTGCGACTCGGATCAATCTCCACAGGTGGCCTGCCACCCGACGACTGCGCAGATTGAGCCCCCAACCTGGCACTGCCACGCATCCCAGGGACCAAACCCGGCTGCTCTGTCATACCGTCACCTCCGCATTCGCAAACGTCACACCCGGCTCCTCAGGATCATCATCACCGTTCAACCAACGATTCGAAAACGACGCCCACTGCGTGCTATACCCAGCGAGATCAGCACGAACCCCATCCCAATACGCTCGAATATCAGCGTTCTTCTGCGCATCAATCGACCCGCCCCGCTCCGCAAGCCACGCCAGCGTCGTGTTCCGTGCCTCCAAATACAGCGGCGCTACCTGCCAGATCTGATTATCGGCCTGATCCTGCATAAACCGTTGATTATTGATAACGGATTCCATCATGTACACAGCTGACTGAGTCCTACTCGATCCGAAATCCCGATAATCCCGATACCAGTCAGCGAACAGCGGATTGTTCCCAAGATCCTTAATGAACTGGGCACGTTCCTCTGCGAGCGGCTTATTTTGCCGATACGACGTAGCACCCGACTGCCGCAGTCGTGCCTGGAACTGATCCTCAGCCCGCAGATACGTAGACCAGCCCGCGTTCACACTTGACTGCACCCACGACTGCGCCGGGGCCTGCATCTCACGATACGTCCGATTCGTACCAGGGATGATGTTCGCGTACTGCCAGCCATACGCCGAATCGTCGTAATACTGATTCGCGTTCCCAGCGGTAATCATCGCGATCACCGACAAGTCACCGATGCGTTCCAACGTTGGCGCTGTCTGCCCAATAATGTCGGAATACTTCCGGGCCATCTCAACCGAATCAGCATAAGGCAGCATGCCCGAGTTGTTCTTAGAGTTCTTGAAATCACCCAGCATCTGCAACACAGGACCAAACTTCTCGTTGATGATGCGGTTGCTGTCCTCCGGCTGGGTACGGTCGTAATACCTGACCGTCTGCACCAGCGGATCCATGATCGACTCATACTGCGGCGGAGTGAACGCAAACAGGTTCGCTGCCAGTCGCAGCATCTGGAACCCGCGAGTCTGATTCAAAATATCGTTCGGATCCGGTTGTGTTTCCCGCATCCCAGCAGACCACTTCGCCCACTCGCTACGCAGAATCGTGTTGTACCAGTAACCAAACTGCGGACTGTCATTCCCCTGCATAATTTGGATGATCTTCTGAGCGACCGGCGGGGCGAACAGCGACAGCGACATCGCATCCGGCGCGACACCCTGACCCTCACCAAAGATGTAGTTCTTGTACACCGTCCAGAACTGATCCGCCTGCTCCTTCCCCCCAAGAAGCGTCCGCAGAATCTCCGGCGATTCAACAGTCTGACCGAACAAGCCACGCTTCATAAACTCCGACACCGGCACCGCAACAACCGGCCCAGGCCGAGGAATGAACCCGAAACCTGACTCGGGAACGATCACGTTCAACTGCGACTTGTTGAACTTGATGTTCGCCATCGTGTCAAGACCAGTGGCTTTCTCAATCACGTCAGGGATGAAGTCATGCGGGATCGGCAGCACGATGTTGCCTTCGCTGTCCTCAAACCCAGCTTCCGATGGGGCACGCCACAGCGCCACCAGGACACCCGCTACCGCTGGATCGTTGTAGATCAACCTGCCAAACGTGGTGATTGAGTTCTGCGCCGCTGACACGAACGGGATCACGTTCTCCCCAACACTGCCAAGCAACGTTGGTCGGTCGATGGTGTACAGCCAGTCTTTCGTGTCCTTCAACGCTCGACGGTGCGCCTGCTGCTGAATGAATGTCAACTCGCGCATCGACACGTCGCCCGGCTGCCCCATGCGGATCCGTACCAGTTCCTCAACCGTTTTCTGGTAGCGCGCCCCGTAGAACGGTGACCTCACGAACGTGTCCTCAGGTACGGTGCCCAGCCATTTCATGCCGAACGCTGTAGCACCCCGCCACACCTGCATCGGGTTCTTGAAACCGAAATCTTCAATCTGCTTCCCGACAACCGTGTACAGGTCGCTGTCCTGCCCCTTGAACACGTTCTTCAACGCTGCCGCTTCAATCGGAATACCGTCCGGCAGCGACTCAACATAGGACCGCAACTCCGGGGTTGGGGTGAGTGTTTCGTAGCGTGCCCTCGCCTGCTCCACGAAGAACTGCGCCTGGTCCCGTGTCCCGTTCGGTAACCGGCCCGTGTTCCCAGTCAGGTAGCGGAGCGTTTCAATACCGTCCTGCTCTTTCAGCAGGAACTCAATGATCTGATCATCGGTCTGGCCGCGCATGATCCGTGACCCGATCCCACTGAACCGGACCTGCTGCAGCATGTTCGCCAGCCCGTCCCAATACAGTTTCTCGCCCGGTTTGACAGCTTCATAGTTCGTTGTGCGTCGCACCCGCAGTGTTGCCTCAACAGCGCTCGCCCGGCCAGCGAGCATGCTTTTGAACGTTGAGTCTCCTGACAGCAAACCCAGGGCTGGTGGCGTGAACGGGTTGTCCGGGTTGAACGCCTGATACAGCGTCCGTGACCCTGGCGCTTGGATCGTTCCCGAGTAGGCGCGTGCCCTCGCCGCGCCCTGCCGGTAAAACAGCATCAACGCTGTCGCTTCATCATCCAGCGACGTGAGTTTGCGATATCCAGCGTCCAGCACCATGTCGTTGAACTTCAACTCATCAAACGCCCGAACCGCATCATTGGTGAACGTTGGTTGGAAAGTGCGAATGTTGTTGACGCTGTCCATGTTGCGCATCATCTGCGTAATCGTGTTATCGATCAGATCCGCTTCATCAACCCGCCCAGCGGTGCGGGCCGTAGCGGAATCAGCGGACAGTTTGCTGATCGTTTTGCTGTACCAGTCCAACCCCCAGCGTCGGATCTCGGGACTGTACTCAGCGAGCTGCACGAGTTGACTGTCAATGAATGCTTGACTGTCCGCGTTCTGCCGCATCACACCATTGACCTGGGCACTGAGCCATTTCTCGTACTTCTTCGGCAACGGTTTCCCCGATGCCCGCGCCTTATCGATGCGGACCTGTGCAGCGGCACGGTCCATTTTCCTGTACCCAGCCATACGCCCATACAGTGTTTTTGCGCTGTACCCGGCGTTCGTTACCGCAGCGGTGAACGGGTCGAGGCTGCCGGTGAACGCCCACGCCCGGAACTGCCCCTCCACGTTGTTCCTGAGCGTGTACCCGAGCCGCATGAGGACCAGTGGACGCCAGATGTCGTTGAACCAGTTCAGCAGCACGCCGACGTTCCTACCAACAAACGCGGTTCCCTCACGAAGTACCCGTGCTTTCCCTGACTTGTTTGCCAAATCAGCAAGCCGCTCAAACTCGCGATAGTTCAACATGAACGTGCCGCTGGAGTTCTGCACCTGCGAATCCAGCCACGCATCCTTAATCTTGTTGAACTTTCCGTCCTCATCAATCCAAAACGCCCGGTTCTCGTCCGACAAATCACCCATCAACTTGTCGCGGCGACGGAACGCCTGACGTTGCAAGATTTCAGCGTTTTCTTTCGAAATGCCGTAGTAAGCAGAAATATCCTTAAACACCATTTCTTCGATCCGGCGCAAAGCGATAGCGGCAGCGTCCGCTGACTCCGCCGTTGTTGACGCCAGTGCCTCGTTGTACATCTGCAGCAGTTGTTCTTTCCTCTCCGCGCCACCAACCAGGACCGGCGGTTCGCCGTCCTTCAGGATGACGCGGCGGGCCGCACCCGAATACATGCGGATTTCGTTGAACACGGCACGGATCTCCCTGCCGGATTCCTGCGCACCAATACCTTTCGTGATGATGAAACCCGCTGGCGCCTCCGCACTGGTGCGCCGCCACACGTTCACGTCACGAGTGAACCCGTTGCCGTACGTGTCAGCCTGCCACGGGGCAAGCCGCCGCATCTTCTCAACCTGAATGCCGTCCTTCGTCACCATCATCTCGCCGGTGCCCATGCGTGCCCCGCGAGTAGACGCCGCTTGCGTGGTTTCCTTCGCTACCCGACGGCGGCGAGCCTCAATAGCGCGACCCACCCGATTGTCGGCAGCGAACCCTTTCGTGGACTGCGTCAGTGAATACTTCACCCCCTCAAGGTTCGCTGGATCCCGACCCAACGCCGACTTCACCGCCTTATCGTTCGCCACCAGGTCTTTCCACACCCGCGCAGCAAGTGCTTCCGCTTCAGGGGTAGCGGACTGCAGCACATCAAAGTTTCCGCGCTGCAAATCAAGAACAGTGTCCTCAGCGATATCCCGCGCCTTGATCGCTGTATTCCACTCTTCCGTGTTCCGCAACCCACGGGCCTCCAACCGTCTGATCTCCCGTGACGCTTTGTTCATCGCGGCCTCCGCGACCGTCACCGCACGATCAGCCACATCTGGGTTCAACGCATACATCAACCCGATACGAGACCGGTCAGCCTGCGCGAGAGCATCAGCCATGTCAGCTCGCATTGACGCGAGTTGCGCACCAGCAGCCTCATCCCCATATCCCCAACGCAAGATCAACCCAGCGAGGTCATAGCCCGACATTGACTTCTGCTTTGCGACATTCGTCGGGTCGAGGATGTCCGCTACCTGCACGTC